TTACTAACTTTAATTCAGTGATTGGTAAAAAGGATAAACTATTCATTCTAGGAGATGCTGCCTTCAGTAATAAGGCATTGCCATTGATAGGAGAAATCAATGGTACTAAAGAGCTGATCATTGGGAACCATGATGGGCTGACTACTAAAGCGTACCTAGAGTATTTCACTAAGGTGCATGGGTTTAGGCAGTACAAAGGGTTCTGGTTATCTCATGCACCTATACACCCACAGGAAATGTATAGGTGTAGGGGGAATATTCATGGGCATATCCATAATGGAGCCGCCACTCCACCACTACCTTACCCTTACTATAATGTGAATGTAGACTTTAATAAAATGCAACCAGTAAACTTCGATACTATCGAGGCTTGGTTTAAGGAGAAATGTGATGAGTCTAAGAGAGATAGTGAATAACACCTGCTCTCCAGAAATGGTGGAGGTTTTAAAGACTACTATGAATAGCTGCCATAATGTTATGGTGGAGATGCTTAATAAATACCTAGAAGCATTAGGATTAATATATGTCTAATGAAGATTATGAAGAAGTCTTTAAAGATCAATTAGTATACAATGCTATAAGAACACCAGATGGTACAGTACTTGTCAGTAGGCACCATTATGATTATGTAACCTACACAGATACTATAGACAACAATATATATATGGTAGACGGTGGGCTAGACTATCTTAGGAGAAGTGTTTTAGGAGAAGATTTAAGTGTTGCTATAGGTGATGGGCATACTATTGTAAGGGAAGTGTTAGAGTGGGGTTCATTTGGGATTAGTGGGAAAGATCCATTAAAGATTAATAAGCTTAAGGATATGGAATCTGATCATATTAAAGCTGTCTTAGATAACTGCCATATACAGGAGTGGAGAAGGATGGTTATGAAAAGAGAGTTGAAAGAGCGTGGTGAGGAATATGCCTAAGCTTATCAGAAGAACTCCAGAGAATATCAAACCTAAAGAGCATGATCACTTTTCTAAAAAAGGTAGTGGAATCACTGCTCTAATAGACATGGATGTTATCTGCTACTCTGTAGGCTTTGCTGCTCAGACTAACATACATAAGGTTAGGGTGGTTGATAAGCAAGGCGTAGCTACATTTGAAACCAAAAAGGAAATGAATATTTGGTTAGCAGAGAAAGAACTTGGGCCTGATGATTACACTGTTGAGACAGAGATTATACCAGACCCAATAGAGAATGCATTACACTCAGTTAAGGTGATGCTGAACTCTATACTTGAAGCTGTAGACGCTGAGTATTATAAAGGCTATCTAACAGGGAAGGGGAACTTCAGAGAGAGGGTAGCTGTCACACAACCTTACAAGGGTAATCGTAAAGACTTTATTAAACCTATACACTTCGATGCAATCAAAGAATATTTAATCAATGTCTGGGGTGCTATAGTAGTAGAGGGAAAGGAAGCTGATGATGCTATGGCTATTGCTCAAGTAGACTCTATTAAGAATTTGGAATATCTACAAGAGCATCCGGGAGTATGCTTAGGAAGTATCCCTAAGAAGTCTACCATCATTTGTTCTATTGATAAAGATCTTATGATGGTCTCAGGCTGGCACTACAACTGGAATAAGGATGAGAAGGTATTCGTTAATCCTGATGAAGGTTTGTCTTGGTTCTTTAAGCAATGGCTTATGGGAGATAGTACAGATAACATTAAAGGGTTGTCTGGTATTGGCCCAAAGAAAGCTGAGGCCATCCTAGAAGGACTTACTATAGGAGAACAGCTATGTGCTGTAGGCTTATGGTATGCGATTAAGGAAGATGATCCAGAGGCTCGTATGCAAGAGGACGGACAACTCTTGTGGATGATGCGTATAGAGGGAGACCACTTTGATTTGATGAGGATGATAAATAGTGGACATTAAAATTAAAGAATACTATTACAAGTGTGCTGAGGGATGTTGTGAAGACTGGGGAGTGGACTTAACAATAGATGGTAATGATCACGGCTCTTTTGCAGGAGACTATGATGCTCTAGAACACGTTCTTGTTAATGTTCTTGGTCATTCAGTGGAGTATGAATATGACGAAGACTGACGTACATTTTAGTAGTGACAGTGATGAGTGGGAGACTCCGCAATGGCTCTACAATGAGCTGGATGCTGAGTTTGGATTCTACTTTGATGCAGCAGCCCAGACTAATAATGCTAAGAGGTTAGAATTCTCTTCCGATTCTCTTGGAATGGATTGGTCTACCTTGTCTCCCGTTTGGTGTAACCCACCTTACAGTAGAGGTAAGCAGAAGTATTTCTTAGCTAAGGCTGTAGAAGAACAGAAGAAGGGAACTACCTCTGTCTTTCTTATACCAGCTAGGACAGACACTAAAGCATGGCACGAATATATCTGGGACACACGGCTACAAAGACCTAAAGAAGGTATTGAAGTAAGGTTCCTTAAAGGTAGATTGAAGTTTGAGAGGGGTGGTAAACCAATTCTAGATAAGAACGGTAGGCCACAGTCAGCTCCATTCCCTAGCGTAGTGGTAGTGTTTCATGGCAAGAGCTAAGAAGACTCGTAATGCTGGCACTATGACAGAGGCAGCCTTCTGGGGTTCTATTCGTTCTGCTCTTCGTAGACACTTCCGCTATTGGAAGCCTATGCAAGCAGCTAAGATGGAAGCTCGTAGATCTAATGAGAGTGATAACAAGAGATTGAAGTGGGAGTTTCAGTGTAACCATTGTGAAGATTGGTTCCCTGATAAAGAGATTCAGATAGATCACATAGTACCAGTGGGAACACTCAGGTGTGGGGATGATCTTAAAGAGTTTGTTGAGAGGCTTACGCCAGAGGAAGGGTTCCAAGTGCTGTGCTTAGAATGCCATTTAATTAAAACAAATGAGGAGAGAGGTATGAAGGAGTGAATGTATTAAGTGTAGAAGAGGTGCGTTATATTAAGGATACGCTTATGGCATGTCAATCAGAGCTGGTTACATCTAGCCATTCTGAAGCATATGGTATGCTATATGAAGCTATGGAAATATTAGACAGTCTACTACTAGAGAGTGAGGGTGATTTCTGGGAGGACTTTGAATAATGGCTACACATTTTATAATCCCCGATACACAGGTAAGACCGGGTGTTCCTATCGATCACCTAACCGCCGCTGGTAATTATGTTGTACGGCACAAACCAGATGTAATTATTCATCTTGGAGATCATTTTGATATGCACTCTCTAAGCTCGTATGACCGCGGCACTAAGAAGGCTGAGGGAGCTAACTACCAAGAGGATATTAGAGCCGGTCAGCGAGCAATGAGAGCCTTTCTAGAACCCATTAAAGAGTATAACAGGCAGAGGAAAGCCAACAAGAAGAAGCAATATAAACCACGCATGGTGTACCTGTTGGGTAATCATGAGAATCGAATAGCTAGGCACATCAATGCCTATCCTATTCTTGACGGAATCCTTGGGTTCCATACACTGGGCATCGAAGAGATGGGTTGGGAGGTAATTGACTTTCTTAAACCAATTACTATTGATGGATTAACATATGCCCATTACTTTTATAACCCTATGTCGGGCCATCCTTATGGTGGTAAGGCTCCCACTAAACTAAACAACATTGGTTTTAGTTTTGTTATGGGCCACCAACAAGGGTTGGATATGGCTATGAAGCATCTAGGTAATGGTAAGACATTGCGTGGTATTGTAGCTGGTAGCTTCTATCAACACTTTGAGGATTACAAAGGGCCGCAAGCTAATGACCATTGGCAAGGATGTCTAATGTTACATGAGGTTGAGGATGGGGATTTTTGCTTGCTAGAACTTTCACTTAATTATTTAATGAGTGAGTGGTTATGATGTATCAGAAGTGTAAGCATTGGGATATGAAGAGGTAGTAGAATAATGATTGAATTACCAATATTAGATTTAATTGGATGGATTGGATTCACAGGGCTTGGGTTGTTCTATTGGCTCGTTGGGTCTGGTAAAGTGTTACAGGCATACGCTTATGGGACAGTAGGTGCGCTGGCTTGGCTAGTAGTAGGTGTAGCAACAGAGATGGGGTATGCCACAGAACTACCCTCACTTATTACGATGGAGATCATGGTTGTCGTAATGAACATCCGTGGGATTATCAACTGGAGGAAGTCGCAATGAGCTTCATATACATCGCATCACCATACAGCGGCACGCCGGAAGTAATGCAGGAGCGGTTTGAGGCTGCCGAGCTGTTTACCGTAAGGCTGCTAAACGAAGGGCTGCCCGTCTACAGCCCGATCGTACATTGCCACGCACTAGCCGAGAAATACGATCTACCAAAGGACTTCGACTTCTGGCAGAATCACAACAGGGCTATACTATCGAAAGCATCAGGGCTGATTGTGCTACGGCTGGATGGATGGCGTGACAGTAGAGGTGTTCAAGCAGAGATTGAGTTTGCTAATCAATGTGGGATCGGTATTGAATACAAGTAATAAAGAGAAAGCAATAGTGCTGGGAGTGTTATTCTCCCTGATGCTAAATATCTTTGCTATAATCGCAGGACTTTCCTTGATATAGGAGAACTTATGAAACCTAAGCTAACAATTACTGATGCACATAGACTCTGGCAAGCATTAGGTATATACCTACACGATGACTATGCTGTATCTCTTAATGTATATACTGAGAGAGTGGCTCTTATTGAGCAATATTTTGAATTAGTATCTGACCAAGGAGAATTAAAGAAATGAATATGAGAGTAGTTAAAGAACTAGCTGATGCACATTGGAATTATATTGAAGATCTCCTTATCACACATGGAGAAGATTCTAAAGTTGTAGAGAAGATTGAGTTTCATTATAAGGCAGCGATGCTTCATGGGTGGAAGCACGCCTATGAGCACATGATGTCTGAGGTGCCTGTAGACCTTGGAGAGGGTAGGTGGTGGATACCTTTTGGTCAGGATAGTTTTAAGGGGGAGCCTCCTAAATGGCAGTCGTAACAGCTATAAGAGAAACAGTCTGGATGTATACATGCCCAGATTGTCATACACAATTTAGTGTGGATAGACAACTACTGAATAGGGTGCATTGCCCCTCATGTGGTTCCTTCCACTCAGTAACAGTTAAGGAGAGTAGATGATTAAAACATATCAAGGCCCAACACTTCCTATCTCAATAGAGATAGATGAGATGAAGTACAGACAAGAGGGAGAAAGCCACAGAGAGAAATGTAGTAGGATTGGTAATGCTTTGGCTGATAATAGAAATCATTTCGAGGCATGGAGAGAGATTCTATTACCACAAAAATTCCTACCAGCAGGTCGTGTTCAGAGTAGTGTAGGTAGCCCTAGACAGACAACTGCTTTTAACTGCTTTGTCTCTCAGACTATAGAGGATAGCTCTAAAGGTATTATGCAAGTAGCTGACCAAGCCTTCCAGACTATGCGTTTAGGTGGGGGAATTGGCTATGACTTCTCTACACTACGCCCTAGGGGAGACCTAATTGTCTCTTTGGATAGCAAGAGCAGTGGCCCTCTCTCTTTCATGAATATCTACAATGCTATTTGTGCTACAGTCAGTAGTGCTGGGCATCGTAGGGGTGCTCAGATGGGAGTCATGCGTGTAGACCACCCTGATATTGAAGAGTTCATTGAAGCAAAAGCAAACGAAACAGAGTTTAAACAATTCAATTTGTCTGTAGGAATCACTGATGAGTTTATGGAAGCTATGCTTGCTGGTGGTAGCTTCGATCTTAAGTTTAGTGGTAGGGTGTATAAGCGTGTAGATGCCCGTTATCTATGGGATAAGATTATGAGAGCTACTTGGGATTGGGCAGAACCCGGTGTCTTATATATCGACCGTATCAATGAGATGAATAATCTCTGGTACTGTGAGACTATTGCGGCTACCAACCCATGTGGGGAACAACCCCTCCCCCCTCACGGTGCCTGTCTACTCGGTAGCTTTAATCTTGTTAAGTATTTATTGCACGATAAGAGCAACGGATATAAGCTTGATTGGGAACAATTCAAAGCTGATATTCCTATTGTTGTACGGGCTATGGACAATGTGGTGGACAATACTATATACCCACTACCTGAGCAAGAAGCTGAAGCTAAGAGTAAACGTCGTATGGGGCTTGGGTATACAGCCCTAGCTAATACTGGAGAAGCTCTTGGGTTTGTGTACGGCTCTAAAGAGTTCCTTAAGTTTGAAGACAAGGTTGGTAGGGTACTAGCGAATGAATCTTATAGGGCATCTGCTAACTTAGCAGCAGAGAAAGGAAGCTTCCCGTTGTTTGATAAGGAGAAGTATCTTGAAGGTAAGTTTATTAAGAGGCTTGATAAGGATGTTCAAGAGTTAATAGCTACCAATGGTATCCGTAACTCACACCTCCTTAGTATAGCCCCCACTGGCACTATCAGCCTCAGTGCTGATAATGTATCTAGTGGATGTGAGCCTGTGTTTAGTTATTTCTTTGATCGGACAATACAGACAGAGCTTGGCGCTAAGGTTGAGAGAGTTACAGACTATGGGTATAGAGAGCTAGGTGTCAGTGGTAAGAGAGCAGATGAGTGTACTACAGATGAGCACTTGAATGTACTAATAACAGCTACTAAGTGGGTGGACTCAGCGGTATCTAAAACATTGAACGTAGGAGAGAATGTCTCTTGGGATGAGTTTAAGGATATATATGTTAAGGCATGGAAAGGTAAGTGTAAGGGTTGTACGACATTCAGAGCTGCTGGTAAAAGGTATGGTATTTTAAACTCTGCTGATGAAGACAGTGGTGGTGAGGTGGCAACTGCCTGTTACGTTGATCCCAGTACAGGGAAAAAGGAGTGTGGATAATGATGTATATAAAAGAAACTAATAATAATAGTAGTAGTGGCATTGGTTTTATTGGTGGACTAACGCTACTCCTTATAGGACTTAAGTTGACAGGGGTAATTGATTGGTCTTGGTGGTGGGTACTTTCTCCACTTATTACCATAGCCTCACTTTCCTTCATAGGTATCGCTATCTTCCTATACCCTTTATTTAAAGTAAAATAATTATGGCAATATATATTGGGCAATGTCTAAATGAAGAGTGTGTAGATGAAGAGGGTAATCCAACTACCTTTGAGTACAGACAACCAATAGATGATCGTGCTAATTCTGGAGAGTGCCCCCGCTGTGGGGGTGCTACCAAGCACATCATTAATGGTGTAGGTGCAGTTAAGCTTTATGGTGTTGGCTTGTATAAGCGCACATTAAGGGACACTGGGGATTTTGCATGAGAACTATCATAGCAGGGGGTAGGGATTTCAACGACTTCACAATGCTCTGTGAAAGTATGGACGAGATTCCTTGGGTAGTTTCTGAAGTGGTTTCAGGTACAGCTAAGGGAGCTGACCGACTAGGGGAGAGGTGGGCTGGAGATAATCCTGTTAAACTCTTTCCTGCTGATTGGAATAAGCATGGTAAAGCTGCTGGGCATATCCGTAACTCAGAAATGGCTAAGTATGCTGAAGCTCTTGTAGCTTTTTGGGATGGTAAATCTAAAGGGACTAAAGGTATGATTGAGACAGCAGTTAAGAAAGGGTTATATGTAAAGGTATTCTTTTATGAATAAGCAGTGGATAACTAAGAAAGCTACTTGCATAGAACTCTTTCTTTTAATTAAAGATATTTACCCATCTGTAGAAGTATATGACTATGAGTTTTACGAAGAGCTTAAGGCTAGTATAGAGAGAGATGGGCTATTACGCCCTCTGGTTGTTGTACCTATGACAGTGCGGGAATGGAAGGAGTTATGTGAAAGTAATCCTCACTTACTTCCTCCGCCCAATCTACCAGATGAAGAAGTAGTTTATCAAATTAGGTGTGGCAACAATCGTTACTGGGCAGCAATGGAAGCTGGTGTTAAATCCATAATGGTACATAATGCATTAACAATGCAGGGAGCTAATAAGATGTGTAAACAGCAGCAGAAAGAAATGAAGCAATGGAAAGAGGATGGGATATGGGTGAGCTAATACGCCATACAGCCTGTCCATCAGAAGAGTGCGGTAGCTCTGATGCATTCGCTATATATAAGAGAGAGGATGGCACCTTTAATGGGTATTGCTATTCATGCGGTAAGGACTACCAACACATACAGGAAGATGGAGATATAATGACAGCTTTGAGTAGTGCTAGTAATGTAAGAACTTTAGCACCTAAGCTAACCATAGAAGAAGTAGAGCAGCGCACTTCATTTGGAGACATCACTCCAAGGGGTATTAAGGAAGCTGTTGCTGAAATGTACGGGGTTAGGATTGAGAGAGATGAAGCTACTAATAAAGTGGTTAAGTGGTACTACCCTCTATATGTAAAAGATAAGTTTGCAGGATATAAATATAAATCTGTTAATAAATCTTTTGGCTCTACGGGTAATGCTAAGCAACCAGATTTATTTGGTAAGCATATGGTAGGTAATCCTCGTAAGATGATTATTATCACCGAAGGTGAAGACGATGCTATGGCAGCTAAGCAAATGTTCTTTGATAAGGGTAAAGACTATGCTGTGGTGAGTCTCCCTAATGGTGCCAATAAGCAAGGGTTGCGTGTAAACGTGGACTGGCTAGAGCAACATCAGCATATTGTTCTTTGCTTTGATCAGGATGAACCCGGTAAGAAGATTACCAAGGAAGCTATTGATCTATTCTCTCCCGGTAAGGTTAAGACAATGACCTTCAGTGAGAAGGATGCTAACGCTATGCTACAAGCTGGTAAGACAGAGGAGTTTTATAAGTCTCTATTCCAAGCTACAGCAGCTAGACCTGACGGCATCATCTCTGGGGCTGATACATGGGATCGTATTAAGAATAGACCAAAGGTGGATAGCATCCCATACCCTGATGGTTGGAACAGCCTCAATAGGATGACCTATGGTATGCGTATTGGGGAGCTTGATACATGGACTTCTGGTAGTGGGATGGGTAAGACACAGGTAGTGCGTATCCTTCAGAAACATTTGTTAGAGAAGACTGAGGATAGCATTGGTATCATTGCCTTAGAAGAACCATTAGAGGATACTGTAGAGGCTCTCATGGCGCTTGAAATGCGTAAGCGTATATCTCTCCCAGATGTTAGGGGCACTATCAGTGACGAGGAGATGCACACAGCATGGAAGGCCGTAGCTGGTGGCAACAGGATTCATCTATACGACCACTTCGGTAGTGTGGATGATAATAGCTTGATTAAGAAGATTACATACATGGCTAAAGCCCTTGATTGTAAGTACATTTTCCTAGACCATCTCTCTATTGTGGTGTCTGAGTTTGCTTCAGAGGGTGGTGAGAGAGAGCGCATTGATTCTATTATGACTAAGCTTAAGAATCTGACACAATCACTAGGCATCTGGCTTGGTTTGATTGTTCACCTTCGTAAGACAACAGGTGGGGGTAAGAGTTTTGAAGAAGGGGCAGTTCCAACACTGGATGACTTACGCGGTAGCGGTAGTATTAAGCAGCTCAGTAATAACGTCTACGCTTTATCTAGAGATCAACAGGCAGAGGACGATGACTTACGAAACACCTCGCATTTGCATGTACTTAAGTGCCGCTTCACGGGCAGGACAGGCCCAGCCGATTTCTTATTCTTCGATGATAAGACAGGTTGGATGACACCTGTAGATAATCCAGCAAAGAGTGATGGAGGGGAGAAAGAATTCTAATGGAAGAAGTAGAGCTTAATATCTCTGACCTCTACCCAATGACTTGGGCTAAGGCTATTAATGAGCTATCAGCCATCTTGGAGAATGAGGAGATAGAGCAGCCTATAGTAGTCTTACTGACAGACAAGGCTACATGGGCAGCTCAGAAGTTAGCTGTTCCTTTTATTAATGATCCACCTGATGTAGAAGATGATGAGATCATCATGCAGATTAGGTGTGGGCATAATAGAGTGGAATATTTAAAGAGGAAAGGTATTGACAAAGTGAGAGCTTTAGTCTATATTGATAGTGGTAAGGCTGGAGAAGAATGCTTTCGACAGCAGAAGTGGCACAAACAGAAGTATGGAGCATTGATATAATGGTAAAAGTAGAGAATATTGAATTGATTTGTATGATTGGTACAGAAGAACAAGTCAGTGTTAAGCTCCCCCTAGATAATGCAGGGGTAGCAGAAACTTATTTCACACATTTTGTAGAACAACTGGGAGCAAAGGTTGGAGAAGTCTATACCGCAGCAGAAGCAGAGAGCACTGAGAGCAAAAAACAGGAACGAGAACACATTAAGTATCCCCATTAATTCTTTAGTACCATTAGTAGCAGAGATTGAAAACTGGAAAGTCCAAAGAGATGTTACAACAAGTATAGAGAAGGAAGGGCTACTAGAACCATTGGCTATTCTAGTGCTTGAAGATGGAACACTAAGAGTGGATAAGGGGTGTAATAGGTATAGAGCTGCACAGGAGCTTGCCTATACGCATATTGATTGTAATCTATATCAAAGCTGGGATGAGTTATTTAAAGCCAGTGAGCAACAAAGGAAGAGGAGCAAGGCATGGCGACAAAGAAGATAAAGGTGTTATCACATGATATTACATACACCCTAGAAGATCCGGGTATGTGGAGACAGGGCGGTATGGGTATGGCTAGTTCTTCTGAGCTAACTGTTTTAATTAATTCAACAATGCCGCATGATGCAATCTGTTCTACTACATTGCATGAAGTGATACATATTATTGATGGGCTGCTACAGCTCGATCTCTCTGAACAACAGACAGATGGTGTAGCTTTAGGTATTCATTCTCTATTGAAAGAGAATAAGAAATTTATGGAGAGTTTATATGGCTGAAAGCTATAAGGTTGTTGCCTCTACAGACCTAGCAAGGTTCGTAGAGAGATGTAATCATGAGACAGACAATGGGTATGAACCAATAGGCGGTATGGTGATTAAAGGAGAGAGCACTAGGGTTGAATACTTCCAATCTTTTATCCTTACCTCACCTAAGCGTTCACCCGGAAGACCTAAGAAGGAGATTATTTAATGGCAGTTAGTAGAGAAGAGGATATCAAGGGTTATTATATTGATCAGTATAAACAGTTGCACTCTAGTAAAGTATATGGTGTTAGCAGCAAGCATCTTGCTGGGGCTATTGCTCCTCTTGTCCGTGAGTTTGATAGCCTTCTGGATTATGGTTGCGGTCAGTCTGAATTTGTTGACCTAATGCCTAACAAAGTAAAACATCGCTACGACCCAGCCATTCCTAAATATCAGGAACAACCAGACCCTAGCGATGTTGATGTTGTTACTTGCCTAGATGTGATGGAGCATGTGCCAGAGGCAGCAGTTGATGAAGTGCTACAAGATATTTACAGACTTAGTGATAAAGCTGTATTTGTTATCAGCCTAGTAGAAGCAGCTTGTAGGCTACCTAACGGAGAGCAAGCCCACACCACTGTTAAACCCGCTGCTTGGTGGGCTGATAAGATTGGAGCTGTCTTCGGAGCTACCAAGAAGCATAAACATAAGCGTAATGGAATCCTTTTCCTTACAACCTTTTAATAGGAGAAAACAAATGAAAGACAGTAGTTTTGCATGGGCAATAATGGCGATACTTGCCGGAAGAAAAGTAGCAAGGGCTGGATGGAATGGTAAGGGGATGTTTATCTTTTTAGTCCCCGGCTCAACCTTTATAGTCAATAGGAAGCCTCTTCTGGGCATTTACCCAGAGGGTACTGAAATCAATTATCAGCCACATATTGATATGAAAACAGCAGATGGAACTATCGTTCCTTGGGTGGCTAGTCAATCTGATCTTCTTAGTGATGATTGGGATCTAGTCTCTTAATTGACCCATCGGAAATGAGGGACTCAATCCAGAGTCTCTCCTTTCCCCAATCATGTGATGTATATGGCATTTCATCTGTATATCTATTCTTACTAACACCGCTATCAAAGCCGGTGATAGTTATGTCTCGTTCGTTCTGAACATTAATCAACCACCAAATACAAACAAACCCAATAGAAGGTTTCCACATACTATTGAATTCATTCTTCATCCTATTATAGTTTCTTTCTGAAATGAAGGTAGTGCTAGGGTACCACTCACTAGGCATCTGGCTTAGTCTATGTCTACTCTCCCCGTTTAATCTCCATATCTCAGGTCTACCTGCTCTATCATAATGGAACATTAACTTGTTCTCATGCTGTAGCAAGGCATCCACCCAAGCATCTGTCCTCCCCTTATCTTTTATCCCCCAGTTGAATCTTACTATTGTATCATAGTCTTCTTCATTGAAGTTAGCTACATTACTACCATTACCTATAAGGAGAATTTTATTACTCATTGATCTTTATATCATCCCTCTTTAATATCTTAGCCGTGTCTTCATTGAATACTACGAAGTTCTTAGTACCGTCATTAGCTGATCTACTTCCAGCATCTAGATATTTATTACCCTTTATACCAATAGAGTCTAAGTATTCAGAAGCCGCTTTAGGATCTGAATACTCTTTACTAACTCCAGCTTTAGGGTGTTTACTTAAACCTACAGAATATACCATATCATAAATACTCTCCCCGTTAGGGTCATATTCAGGGTTATTCCTAAAAGTATTTATTCTAGTTAGCTCTCTTTGCTTAGCCCCAGCAGTTCTAGAAAGGTTGCTGTACCCCTCTCTTTCAAACCTATCTACAGCAGCCTTTCTTGCAGACTCCACTTTATCTTTCTGAGCTTTAAAGAGCGGGTCTTTATTCAAAACCTTTTTTATATATTCACTTTGCTTAGAGAGTGGCTTATCTAAATCAAGCATCTTATCTATAGCTTCGTCTGGTAAGTCTACTTCATATAAGTGTCCTGTACTTTTAGGAGAGTATCCTTCATCTAGTAGTTTTAAAGCACCGTCCATCTTTTCAACAAATTCTTTATCCCCATTAGCTAAACCTCTTTTCTTCCTGCCAAGTATATCTTCTCTAGCTTTAAGTAGAGAACTCTCTGTAGCATCTGCTGATTCAAACATCCTATTAAGGAAGTTCTTAGGGCTTCCATCATCTGATAATAGTATTTTTCTACCCACGCTATCTTGGTATGCTTTACCTACATCTTTAGATTCTGCTAAGTAAGTACCCCAACCTTTTATTTGAGCACCTTCTCCACTATCCATAAACTTATGACTTAACCTATTAAAGAGTGCTCCACTTCCATGCCAAGTTGTTATTCCAGCACCAGCCATAGGTAGCATCTCAGCCCCAGACAGGGCGTAATCCACTACGCTTGGTTCTTCACCAACCTGAGACTTCTTCAACATATCAGCCGTAGCTCCACCAAAGAACTCAGCGGTCTGACTAACATCCTGTTTAAAATATTCTGAGAGTCTACTTAATAGACCTGTATCTTTCTCTATATCTGGCTTATACTCACCAGAGATAAAAGATAGAGGTGCATCTAATATAGGTGTAGCAGTGGGTTTATGCTCAGGCTCAGTTGCTTTTATTCCTCCCTCTACATCCTCCCAGATAGGGGTCTTAGCTAACTCTCCCCTAATAGAAGCTAAATCTGACTGTACTTGAGCGCTCCACTCATCGTCATATTCCCACACAGTACCCATTAGTCTTCCTCTCCTGTAATAGCAGCTTTAGTCTTTCTCAATCCAGAGAAGGAAGTCATACGCTTATCAGACCCAGCAATGAAAGAAGTTATATCATCTATCACTCCTAAGAACGGAGGAGTTACCAGTGAGATGATAGCTTCAGAAGGCTTCTCTCTTTCTAGCAACCACTGTGATATACCATAGTTACGAATCATAGTGGTATAAACTAAATCATCAAACTCTGGATTCTCCTTACCTTGCACCCAAGCCTTCACCTCCTCTACACCAGCGTTAGAGATGCCAAGGATACCTGCATGTCTAACCAGATTAGCTGTAGCCTTACCGGGCTTACCTGCCTTAAGTTCAAGGTATGCATCTCTACGAATAGCATCCAACTGCTTAATAGTAAATGTCTTTAATGCATAGAACATACGAGCATTGGGGTGACGTAGATAGTGAAGAGGCATCTCAGACATAGAGATAGGCTGTGCTCTGGATAGCTCATGCCATGCCAGATATTTAATATCATCTGTCATAACATCTCCTTTCTCTAGATCATCTAGCATCTTGTTCATTTGCTTGGGGGTAAATGCATCTCTATACTTATCTCTAATATCATTTCTGCCCTTAACATCTTTAGCCATACGTCTATACTGACGGAGAGAAGCATTGAGGATGGTGTTCTTACCCAACCTATCAACAGCAGAGAACCCAGACATAGCTAAAGATTTTTTAAGTATCTTAGCTGTTGGTCTTAGGTGCTCAAACTCTTGTACAATATTGTCTAGCCCCATCTCCTTCATGTTAAGCTCTGCCTTACCACTCAGCACCTTACCCATAGAGGTAACAGTGTCCGCTGCATTAGTGAGATAGAAGCTACTACCAATATCACCTAGCTGAGTGCCAGCAGATAATGGATTAGCAAGAGTGGCAATGTAGCCAATGTCTTTCAGAGCAGCCACAGTGGGGCTAGTCTGCCTAGCACTCTCTACGAACCTAGCGAATAAGAGTTTCTTGACAGCTTCTTGATCCTTATTAGTAATCTTCCCGCTATTGTATAACTTAGCCGCAAACTCACCAATAGATTTCTTAACAGCATCATCACCTTCGACGATAGCTTTACCACCAAAGAACTTACCTACCTGAATCTTGCCAGACATATTGATGATGTATTCGTTTAATGCTTCCACTGTATCTGCATAGTCAACCATCTCATTAGAAGCAATCCTATCAAATACACGAGGGGCTACATGTGAGGTGGATGCACCACTAGCATCAGCCCTACCACCAAAGTATTCATTAAAGGCTTTAGTTACTTCTTGATTACTAAGATACTTACTCACCTTATCTTTAGTAAGAGTGGTAGGTAATACAGGTTCAAAGTTTTTATTAATAGCCTTATACTTCCTATTAATAAACTTAGCCAGTGCCTTATCTACCTCAGTCTTTCTATAACCTCTACGTTGCATTAGTGCTTCATAGTTTTTAATAGACCTAGGGAAATAAAACTTACCAGCTTCTCCACCCATCTTAATCCCAGCAGCCTTAGCATCGGCGAAGTCCTGATCCATTTTCTCATAGACCTTAGTAAGGACATTCATCTTACCTTCTACATCTGGTATCTTCGCATCAATAAGCAACTCTCTTAGCTGCTCAGGCTCTCCATTATTAATAAGTTGTTCAGCTTTAGTACGCAGGGTTAGCCCTTCAGTGCCAATCTTCTTCTTAGGGACACTATCAAGCATGTCAATGTATTCATCTTTAATATCAAGCCAGCCCTTGATACGAGCCGCTTGCTGCATATCATGACGCTTCAATGAATGACCAAGAGAAGGATCAATAATACTAAGGCGAGTTGTTGTAGCACCGAGAGTATCATCAATAGTCTCAGCTATCCTTTTACCCGTAGTCTTTAGCTTCCCTTTCCATGACAGCATTTCATCCGCAAGCTGGGAGCCTTTAGCAGCTACCTCTTCATCAGAGATGAAATACTTCTCACTCTTAAGTTCTTCTGGGCCAGAGAGTTTACTTCTAACATCAGGTGACATCTTAGTTTCTACAATAGCTCTTTTGACAGCTTGCTCTGTAGGCATCTGACGTAAGTGAGAGTCTTCTATTAATTCAATAGCCCTCTCCCTAACCATATCTCTAGCCGCTTCCACTTGCTTAGGAAGTTTTCTTTCAGCCATATCTCCAAGTAGTTTGCTACCACCCTTGAGAGTGCCTACAGTGGCAGCGCCAAAGAAAGCTCCAAGAGAAGTATCCACAGCCACTCCCACAGGGTCTACCTCTCCTGTCTCCGCAAGGTCAGCAGTGGCACTCTCAAGCCCCACTACACCTCCAGCAGTAACACCAGCCCCAGTCATACCTGCTGCTGTCTGAGCAGCCTTAGTAGCCCCAAGCTTAGCAGCAGACATAGCAGCCTTCTCCCACCCAACAGGTGTAAGCATAAGCTCTGGTGTAGCCATCAGGGAGTTAAGCATCTCAGCAGTGGTTCCACCTGCATCATTCTTAAATGCATCAATCAATCCACCAACTATCTCTGCCGGGTCAATACCACCCTTCTCATACTCAGCTTCTATCTTCTGATACATATCCCCATAAGCATCTTGCAGTAAACCAAATTGCTCTATCTGCTCTGGAGAAGCCACTCCTTCATTAATCCTACGCTCATATCTATCGAGCTGTTGGTTCATGCTTTCTAGAATAGGTGTACTGTGAATAGCATCTTTACGTTCTGATGCATTAGCTACATCAAACTCTTCTTTAGTTGTAGTGAAGTATTTAATAAGATGAGCAGGGATAGACTCCTTCTTCATCATAGTGATAGGAGATTCTATTGTGTTCCAGAACCCTTCGGTAGCCCTAATCTCAGGAGTGATAGGAGACTCTGTAGCAGGAGCATCCTCTACACCCATACCAGCATAAGGGTCTTCTTCTGTAGACGCAGCAGAGAGGCTTACAGGAGCTTCTACGCCCATACCTGCATACGGGTCTATAGCCTCAACTTCTTCTACACCTAATCCAGCATAAGGATCAATAGGCATTAAGGTTTAACTCCTCTCCGTCCATCATTTGTCATATAAGCAGTTCCAGATGGAGCAGCTTTCACTTGCTCCGGTGTCATGATAGGAGGATTCCCCCCACCCTGTTGTTGAGCAGTGGGTGGAGACAGCTCTTTTAATTTCTCAGCTATGACAGAACGGAATGAAGGTACATCAAAATCATTAAACCCTAACGCATCTTGCTCAAACAAACCCCACTTAGGGTCGTTAGGCTTAGTCTGCTTAAGAAGCCTACTCAGATAAGCAGAAGCTTCTGTACCACTCATTCTATTCTGAGCAGTAAGATCATTCCATGCTTGAAGGGCAGCATCCACCATAGCAATCTCACCTGTCTTTCCACTACGAAGATCATATGGAGTATCGACTAACATCTGCTTAATCTGAGGAGCGTATTGATCTACTTGAGCAGCAGTTACTTTCTTAGTCTCTGGTGTCTTACTTTGACCAATACCTTCAGTGAGAGACTTAGGACGATAGGCGTTAGTAAGAGGTGTTGGATTACCTGACTCATCAGTAACCATTACGTTGCCCTTTTCATTCATAGTTCCCTGCACTTCTTTACCAGAGGCAATGTGCTCATAGTAGCCAGCACGGATACGCTTCCCTTTCTCTTTAGAAAACATAGGTAGAGTGATTGGGCCTACCTCAGCTTTACTGTTCTCATCAGCAAGCTTAGCTTTCTTTACTGCCTCTCTCAACTTAGCAGGTCGAGCTTCTAGCCCAAACATATTAGCTATACCCCAATTATCGAATGCTCTACGTTTTGCTTCAAAGTAATCTCCATCAGCATACTCACTCTGATTATACTCTTCTATAGACGGGTCGATAGGGAATTTAGTACGAACTGCTTTAGCTATAGAACTAGGATCTTTCTGCCAGTTCTTAATTTGTTCTTGCATGAACAATTCTTTCTGATCGTTTGTCATATCCTTTGGTGTCATAGCGCTTGAGAGCTTCATCATGTTAGCCTCACCACCTTCCTTAGCATACTGCAAATACTCAGCCTGACTAGCAGCGTTTACTTTATTTAACTTATGACCTGTAGCATATAGAGTGTCTCTACGAGTACGAGACTCTTTAATCAACTCATATTCCTTCTCCTTATTTTCTTCATACTCTTTATTAGCAGCACCAAGAAATCCTGTAAGGAAACCTTTACCCATATTACTTGCCATCAGTCATTCCCCCTGTAGGAGCCATAAGTCCTTCTAGCACTTCTGCCCCTTCTTTAATATTCTTCTTAGCCATACCGCTTTTAATCTTAATTAAGTCTACACTATTAGAAGCCATCTTCTGCTTCAGCTTAGGATTAATTATTACAGGATCAATACCCACCTCTTTAGCTACTGCTATGAGCATAAGAGCAGTAGGTTCAAGTAGAAGCAGAACTAAGTCTGGGCTCCATAACCCTTTTCTAAATCCATCTTTAACTAATAGGGAAGCAATCTTGGATACTGGTATATCACTGTTAAGCATGAATAGGATATTACCGATGTTATCTGGGTTAGTAATCTTTTCAAATAGATACTCTCTACCTTCTTTAACATCTGTAATCTCAGGTGGAGTCTCCCAAGCTTGTGGGGTGTCTGGATTAGTTGTTAGACTTTGCCCCGGCATAGGCGCATCAAGCTTATTGACAGCCATTTTATTAATTAGTTTAGACATATTGATTCTCTTCTATATCAGTATTAAGGAAACCGCTTCCGTAAAGAGAAGGTGTCCCCAACTTAACTTGGTGTGGTTGTAAGTAGGTCAACTTACCAGCATCTCTTCTCACCTTATCCCCACCATCGTCATCGTAAACGCTCCTACGCTGATCCCTTTGTACCACCTTAGTTGGGAACTCTGTCGAGTATGAGTCATACCCAGCAGTATCCTCTGTAGTACCTAATGACATATTAGGAGTATCTGAACCATAGGACTTAGCCGCCTTGTAACCCGCCGTAAGAAGACTAGCACCCTCCTTTCCGTACAGACTACCAACAGCAGACATAGCTTTAGATTGTTCTTTACTAAAACCTAGAGCCTCACCCTTACTTAGCATTCTTTCTGGATTAGCTATCGTAGCAACCGTATCCTGATAGCTTGTAAAGAACTGTGTTGGATCATTCTTCATCTCCCCTAAGACAGCATCTCCCAATTTATTAGCCCCCCACGAAGCTGCAATAGGAGCTAATGGGCCGAGGGTAGGCGCTAATGCTGCATAGCCTAGTTTTGCTACACTTGTTCTAAGGAATGTTTGTACAGAGTTTGCAAAGAAATCACCTATACTGAAAGAGTCTATATCAAAACTCTCTGCCTCAAACTCTGCTACAGCTTGCTCCCATGCCTCCTCTTCTGATAGCACATCTTCTGTCTCCCAAGAGGACTCATCCCCACCCCAATTAGTAGAACCATCTGTCTCAGAGTAACCGAAACCAAACTCTGTTCCGGCATATGAATCATTATCCCAACCCCAACTATCGTCAGAAGAACTACCACCGAAGCTTACTCCGCCTGAGCCATCACTTGTTCCAGCACCCATTTATAATTCCTTACTTAATAGAACGCCAGTGGTATTGTACCCCATGCGATTATAAAAATTCTCTATGCCAGAATTATCTATGCATGTAGAGACCCCACCCTGTATATGATCTATATTTAAACTTCTAGCCCAAGACTCAAATTGTTTTAATAATCTATATGCTACGAATCCTTTTCGATGTTTAGGTGTAACATATATCAGAAGCTCATTAGCTACCTGTACATCGCTAAAAAAGAATGTATCTATAGAAGCCCAGAACATACCTATAACTTCTTCACCATCCTCTGCCACTAACAACAATCCTTTTGGGGATTGTATTAACCACTTAATTCTATTAAGTAGTACATCCTTTGATATAGCTATAGAAGAATATCTAGGACTCTCTTCTACTATATTGAAGAAGAGTCTTAGTATATCTTGTAAATCTTTTCTCTCAGCGTTTCTTATTAGCATTAGGTTAATTCGAGAAGAACTTCTCTGCCAAAGGGCCACCAAGTTTACGGGCTAAAGCTCTCTCAACCTTGCGCTCTGTCTTTGCATCAGGGAATGATTGGTACATTTCATACAATCTCTTTTCCATATCCTCTTCTATCTTTTGATAAGTAGGTCTATCTGTTCTTTGTTTTTTCATTATAGTTCCCAATCCCCCCAATCTTCTTCCGACCACCAATCATTACTGCTTGAAGAATCTGTGGTAATCCAATCCCAAGCCGTACTAGCCAAATCCCCCCAGTCTGTATTGGTGGCAACAGTGTGCACCAACTCTCCACCTGCCTTAGCTAAAGCAGCATTAATTTCTGCATCTGCCTTAATGTTCTCAACATCAATCTGTAAAGCTCTTGTCAACGCATTCTCAGAACTCTCTTGTGCCCATGCAGCCTCATCCCTAAGTTCTTGCCATAGCATGGCAACAGATTGTTCTGATAGATTAAAAGAGTTCTGTGCATTAATTTGATTGGCTTGATTAACACCAGCAGTATCAGCTAGGTTCATATTTCTACGCCACTCAACATTACTCTGAGCTACTACCAATTCATTCTGAGCATTGAATTGATTTC